TGCTCCAGTCACTCCAGTTGCTCCGGTCACTCCAGTTGCTCCAGTCACTCCAGTTGCTCCAGTCACTCCAGTTGCTCCAGTCACTCCGGTTGCTCCGGTCACTCCAGTTGCTCCGGTCACTCCGGTTGCTCCAGTCACTCCGGTTGCTCCAGTCACTCCGGTTGCTCCAGTCACTCCGGTTGCTCCAGTTAAACCGGTTGCTCCAGTCAAACCGGTTGCTCCAGTCAAACCGGTTGCTCCAGTCAAACCGGTTGCTCCAGTCAAACCGGTTGCTCCGGTCAATCCGGTTGCTCCAGTCAAACCGGTTGCTCCGGTCAATCCGGTTGCTCCAGTCAATCCGGTTGCTCCAGTCAAACCGGTTGCTCCATTTACTCCAGTTGCTCCGGTCAATCCGGTTGCTCCTTTTACTCCAGTTGCTCCGATCAAACCGGTTGCTCCGATCAAACCGGTTGCGCCAGTCAATCCGGTTGCTCCGATCAAACCGGTTGCTCCAGTCAATCCGGTTGCTCCGGTCAAACCAGTTGCTCCAGTCAATCCGGTTGATCCAGTCAAACCGGTTGCACCAATCAATCCGGTTGCTCCAGTCAAACCGGTCGACCCTTTTGGTCCTGTTGCTCCGGTCGATCCATTCACTCCTGTTGCTCCGGTTGATCCATTTGTACCAGCTACTCCAGTTGCTCCAGTTTCACCCGCGCCTGTTGCTCCAGCTGGTCCAGTGGCTCCGGTCGATCCATTCACTCCTGTTGCTCCGGTCGATCCAGTTTCACCCGCACCTGTTGCTCCAGCTGGACCGGTGGCTCCAGTACCACCTGGTCCGGTTGCTCCCGTTGCTCCAGTTTCACCCACACCTGTTGCACCAATTGGTCCGGTGGCTCCGGTACCACCTGGTCCGGTTGCTCCCGTTGCTCCAGTTTCACCTGCGCCTGTTGCTCCAGCTGGACCGGTTGCTCCGGTACCACCTGGTCCAGTTGCACCAGTTGCCCCATAAATTATAGTAGGGCAACAATTCATGTTACCATTTGATCTACCATTTGATATACTCATCTGTATTGTATTTTAGTAATATTTTAATTGGAAAATGCAAGACCGCCCATACCGGACTGGATACGAAGAACATTGTAATTAACTGCAAACATTTCCAAAACTGAATCAGGTGATACACCAGATTTAAGAACAACATAAGCCTGAGAGTTGTCGACTCGTGAAAAATTACATGTTCCAGATGGTTGATGTTCCTCTGGTTTAATGGCAAAGGAATACGAGTATACACCTGGATATGGGTTGCCCGAGTGATGATAAAACGGTTGCATCTGGTTGTAATATTTACCACCTTGAGCCTTCATGCGATCCTGTCCGTTTATAATAAGTTTAAAATTCTCAAGTGGACCATAGGAAGAATTTTCATCAGTTCCATCCTCGCACCACTGTGATGATTTATTTGTATTATACGACTGAAGAATTTGCATGGGACAACCTGTTACATATCCAATTGGTAAAGTTGCTCGATTATAACTAGACTCATTATTAGGGTTTGTTGTAAGAAAAATATTATTCACATTACTTGCATTTTGGGTAAAATCCCAAAGTTGTTTACCACCTGATGAGTTTTGGGTAATACACCACACAAGTTCCTTTACTGGGTGATTATATGTAATACGCTGAAAGTTTGCATTTCCAACTGAAGATTTTAAAGCAGATGATCCAGTGTACTGGAGCTGCTCGATGAGGTACTCATGTCCCTTTTGGGCAAACATGCGACGTTCCTCTGTGTCAAGGTACACATAATTTGTCCACAAATTGAAAACACTTGGATCAAAATATGTGGTAAACTCTTGAGAAATATCAAAATCGATACGAACTTCGTGGTACTGAAGAGCAATGAGAGGAAGGTACAACCCAGGAATTTGGTTGAAGAAGAAGAGAAGTGGTAAATAAACAGTTGATCCTGTTAAGTTTGGAAGACTTGCGAGTTTTCCATATTGAGTCTTTTTTGTTTCATCGAGGTACAACTCCGAGTACAACCTCCACCAACGTTGATAATGTTTGTCAATTTTTTGACCTCCAATTGAAAGTTCAATGTCTTGAATTGCGCGCTCCGCCATCCAAGATGTTCCATCCCATGTTCCATATGTATTAGAAAATCCAGATATAACATTGGCACCTTCGGGTGGATTTTTAGTTAATGCTAATTCGAGATACATTTGCCCTGCGAGATCACCGTTACGAGCGACAATGACAGTCATACGAGCACTGTTTGATACAGCTGATCCATTTGTCGTCTGCTGAATAGTCTCCATTGCAAAGTTGGTGTGGCGTTTGTAAACAGCCTGAAAGAATGTAACCGTTGGGTTTCCTGTAAGAACCACATCTTGTTCACCATAGGCAACGAGCTGTATAAGACCACCCATTTATTAGAAGCAAAGTTTTTATTTCTGCGTAAAAGTAAATGCGGAATGTTAGGAACGGTGGTCTTCCTTTATCTGGGAGCGAAAGTGTGTATTCGTGGTATCCGTGGGGTGGTACGGGTCTCCACGTGGACAATTGCTACGCTTACGCGGTTGGCGACCACGCCAAGTACCGCATGAACAAGAGTGTACCAGGAAATCATTCTGGAATGTCAAGTATTTTTCACACCTACCGTACATGCAAAGGTCTTGCAAAGCGCGTTATTTCAGATAATCCAAAAAAAGTTTACAAAGTTTCTCCAACTTCTCGTTGCAAAAAGAACTTTTACAAGATTATGATGTTTGTGGCTCCCAAAAATATTTACAATAGTTCAACTGGAGATTTCCATTTTTACAAACAACATGGGTTTGTTAAATACACTGTAAAAAAGGGTGATACTCCATCTAAAATTTCCAAGTTTTTCAAAATTCCAGTTTCGAGAGTTCCTAAAAAGTTGCCAGTTGCCGGCAAAACAATAAATGTTCGTACAAATGTGTGGAGTCACAAGCTGGGGTGGGCAACCGGTCCACTTCTATATGATGCAAGTGGTAAAGTTATAAAAGATCCTAGAAAAGCGGATCGTAATTATGGATACAAGTACACCAAATTCTGTTCATCATTCTGTGTTAAGAACAAGGGGATCGATGTTGATTCCAAAGTCGGAAATAATATGTTCAAGTTCTTCTAGATCACTTGTACTAATAACTAATTCAGTAGTTGAACTAATATTAAATCTAGCTAGTAACACTTGTATAAATTCTTCATTTAAAATTTCATCTCTGGTAAGTCTGTTTGTTCTTGTATTTTCAACTGTGATTGTTATTTTGAATATGGGTTTGTCAACTTCACTTCGACACATGGGACATGTGTTACCCCCTGATGATAACCAATGATCTATACACGTACCGTGATACAAGTGACCACAATCCAACTGTTTAGACTTTCGGGTATATCGTACTGGGTTCAAACAAATAGAACAATCACACATTAATTAATGCTCTGATTATTTAAATGAAAAACAAACTCAGGACCTTCATTGTCTTCACCAAATGCATTGAATATTATTTGAGCCATTCTCATTTCAAGCAACTGATCCTCGAGTGACTTTATAGCATCTCGGTACTTTTCTCTGAGGTTGTCCTCCACTTTATTTTTAAACTGTATGATAGTATCATCTTGAGGAGCTCGACAAACTGGGCATTCATTTGACGTGACAAACCAATTGAGTATACAATCTACATGGTACGAGTGACCACAACTGAGTCGCTTAGTACTATTGGTATTTGTACTTCCAACATTGTCAAGACAAATGGAACATTTCTGTGTGAGATGACGACAACATAGTCCATCTAAAATTACTTTTCCTTTACAACCTTCTTTACCAGAGCACACTGCCATTATAATACAAGGTTACTAATTTTTTAATAGGAAGGGTTCCGTTACTGAGTGCGTTGCACTCGATTTCTAGTATGTATTGGGCATCTCGAGAAGAGGAGTATTGCATTCGTTACACAGAATACTACCGTTGAGACGCTTATTGCCTATGTTTTGAGCTGCTCCAACTATCTTTTCTACAGCTGCAGGACCCTGGCTCTGGAGGAACAGTCTGTATCGGTAATTATCCACCAGAGGAATTCCATTCTTGTCCATAACGTAATTGTTAAAGAGAGAATCAGCTGTGCTGATTGTAAAGCATCGACCATCCGCCATTCCTAAACGAGTTGACATTTAATATCAGCCTAGAAATTAATCGGCACATTCGTTCGAGTAAAATTCCATGGAGTATACCCTTTTTCCGTCACATACTTGATACAGTCGTCTATATTGTACCCATAAACTGTATCAAATACATCAGTGTTCACCGTCTTGGAAACTTTTATTTGATCTTTGTGTGTATGAATATGCTGATTAATAACATTATAAGCAAATGCAATCTCCTTGAGAGTTTCCGCTCCAGTCACTATAATCTTGCCAGTACTAAAAATACTCGCCGTTACTTGCTTCATATCTTCTGCTGGCTTGAACTTAATCTTAACTGCTGAATACCGATCTGGATCAAATGTCACACTTGTAAAAATTTTATTCTCACCAAACAACCTCGCAGTTTCCATCAAGTTTATATTGTAATTCAAACTAAAGTTTGTGTTAATCATCACAACACGAAACCCATTGCTTGGAATATCCACTTCAAGAACCGTCTTCAAAATAAAGGACAACTGTGTGATTACACGGCGACAATCAAACAAATCAGAACATCCCGCCACCTGAATACTTCCATTTGGAAAAACCTTTATAGACTTGGTACTGTATTGATCAATGTACCCAAGAGTCACTTGATTATAAAATGTCGTTGGTTTCAATTTCCACTCAAAACCCTCAAATGTCGAACCTTTTGCGCGAACATGTATAGGACCAATTTCCTGCAACTTGCTCCGAAGTTTATGAATATCAATATCCTGTTCAAACTTGGAAATGATTGTGATGGTTGTAATCTTGACCCACGAAGGACGATGATCCATCGGATAACTTTTACGAAATTCACCAAGAGTCGCGAGGTAGTTGAACGTGTGGTTGTCAGCAAACTTGTTCATTCTTCAATCAGTTGTTTATTACTACTTCGTTTTTATCGTGAGTAAATTTTATACACGTTTTTTAAACAAAATGAAAAGAATTGCCGTCGACATTGATGAAGTTCTCACACCATTTTTGCCAGGGATGATGAAATGGAAACGTCCCAGAACTTTACCAAAAAAGTTTACATACCTGTACCGGGACATTTACAAAATTTCAGAACAAGAGTCACAAAAAATGGTACATCAGTTTTATGAGTCTCCAGAATTTATGAAATTGGAACCCATAAAAGATTCTCAAAAAGTTTTAAAACTTTTAAAACAAAAGAACAAGTTGTACATTGTCACTGGAAGACAAAATTCTGTTCGAACAAAAACCGAGGATTGGATTGAAAAGTGGTATCCCGGAATATTTGAAGATGTGATACTCACAAACAGTTATACTCCGCAAGAAGTTTTAAAGTCGGATGTTTGTAGGAACCTCAACATTGGTCTCTTGATAGATGACAACTTTGCGACGTGTACAGAATGTATAAGTCTTGGTACCAATGCGTTTAATTTTATAGGTGATCCAACGTACCCATGGTGTTTTGAAAGTGATATCTCAAAAAAATCTTGGGAAGATGTATGGATGAGTTTAAAACATTAGACATTAATAAACGAAAGATGGAATCGGCAAGACTTTTAAAAAAGTTTCCGGATCGTGTACCAATTTTAGTAAAACCAGGTAATAAAAATACCCCAGACATTGACAAGTGCAAATATCTCGTTCCGGCTGAAATGACAATTGGTGAGTTTATAAATATTATTCGCAAGAGAGTCGAGTTGGGTTCTACAAAGGCGCTGTTTGTCTTTGTCAACAATGTGTTACCACCAACAAGTTCTACAATGAAATCTATTTATGAGCAAAATGCGGATAGTGATGGATTTCTATATCTCTCGTACTCGGTCGAGAATACATTTGGTTCGAATGTCCCTCTTGAATTCTTCCAATTGATCGAGTAATTTGTATTGGGGACCAAGAAGTGCGTCTTTTTGTATTCGAGCCCAAATGATGGGAATCTGTGTGATGGTGGACATGTTTACAGTTATGAGGTATTCACAGCACGTATACTCAACTGCGACATATTCGGGATACGTCTTTTTCTCAAATGTGTACTTGAGGTCAAGTGATTGAAGGTACGAACCTGTAAAGTTTGCCATTCTCTGAAACAATTCCACCATACTATATAAAAATATTTTTGTACTATAAATGACTGGTAGATATGCCAAGTTTTATGATTTAACATTTCTGTATCCAAAATACAAAACATACCGAAGCATTGATCATAATAACAAGGATCAATATCACGCTAAAATTAAGAATCTTCTTCGTACAAGTGATGGTAAATATAAAGATGGTGATATCTTATTTATAGGAAGTACATACGAAACTCGTCAAGAATATGGATTTGCAACTGTTACACAGAATGGAACTAATTTTAAACAAGGAGATGAGCCAATTATGAATACCCCGGGTGTTTATTATAAAGAAGCAATAAAAGAAATAAATAAATTTATCTATGGATTATACGGAATTTTATTTTTTGATGAAGATTGGATAAAAAACGTGAAAAATAGTGGACACTATAACAAAACCATTACGAACACAAATAACACAAAAGAGTTTCTTCGTTTACGAACTCGTCTCAAAATTTTAACAAATCGTAAACAACGTGGTGAAAACATAAACATGGTTGCATACAAAAAACTGATGCATACTGCGTTCAGACTTGGACAAAAAATAAGTGGAAAATCAAATATCGGAAATGCAGTTAAGAATGCAAAAGCAATTAGCGCAGCCACTCGTATCCAAAGGGCATTTCGTCTAAAAATTCGAACAAATAAAGAATTTTTGGAAGAGTACCGAAAGTGGAAACGTTCACTCAATGCTGAAGAAGGTGAGATTCCCAATAATGTGAATACGCGTCGACTCATAAATTATGCCAATAAAAAATACGGAACAGAAAACTTGAATCTGGCTCGAAACATGATTTTGAACAAAATGCACAGTCCCGCCAAAAAGATTCAACAGGCATTTCGAAAGTCGAGACTCACAAACGCTCAACTTGTTCGTTTATGGAACATACAGGGTCAAGGACGTTATGTTACAACTCCCCAACATTTAAAAATGATTAGTCATGCAAAACGAATATCTGGTAAATACAACGTAGAAAAAGCCATTGGAACTATACGTTCTAAACGAAATACAAATGTAAAAGCAGTTCCAGCTGTGACTAAAATTCAGAGTGTGTTTAGGGGATACAAGTCGAGAAATATTGATCCGAGGAGACAATTTTTATTGAGCCTCTCAAAGGATGGGAGATTTGATTACTATGTTGAGGTCTTGGCAAAACTCGAACACAAGGTTCAAAAAGTTTTAAATATGGTGAGTCAAAATGTTGATCCAGTTTCAGCCATAACAGGTGTCATAGGTGTGTGCCACTATAAAGCTCGTCCTCACAAAACTGTTCAAAAGGTGGCAAATGTTCGAAAGAGTCTCCCACTCTTGAAAAAGAAGACTCCTCGCGAGTATCTTCAGTCGTTTCGTAAACAGTTTTCATACGTGGCAAAGGAGTACGCCAAAATGGATGACAAGAATAAAAAGGCGTACCGAGACCGGTTGGAATCTGAACTGAGTGGACGACCCTGTCTCGAGAACCTTCTTGATTCACTCTCAAAAGCTCTTGTGAAACAAGAATTTGTGTGGCTCGGAAAGAGTCGAAACTACCAGAACAACCCATTACAAGTAAACAATATACGATACCTTGGGTACGGTCCCAACTTGGGAACAAAAAAAGGTCTCGTAAACACTGCCGTGCAAACATGGAGAAACTCTGGTAACAGACCCGCCAATTGGAATAATAAAAATTTGAATTCGCGCAAGAAGATGTTTTGGAATATGATAAAGAAACTTCCTTTATCAATGGTCTACCAAGGCAATCTAGTCAATGGAACACCAAATCTCTACAATGAAAATGGTAAAAAGTTTAAATCATCAAATCTTGCAAATACACTCGAGTACATGTAGAAATTTACGCAGAACACATTTTGCACTCTGGCTCCAGCGTAACCTGAATTGGTCGCGCCTTGGCTTTGCTTCGAAGATAATACATCCCCGTTTTCAGACCCTGTTCCCAAGCATACATGTGCATGCTTGACAACTTGGACGCAGTTGGCTCCTCCATGAACAAGTTGAGACTCTGACTCTGATCGATGAAACA